CGACTGAGGGGACAATTGTAGTCAGGTCAATTTCTGATACATTTACCCCAGGTGATAGCTGAAATGCCATGGATTTCTCCTTTTGTTATCGGATCAAATTCGAATTTATACTGTATTTAGTTATTTATAAAGTTGAGGAATGATAACCTTTTTCTGTCCAATAGTCGTTACCGTCCACAATAACCTCTTCTTTCCGCCCATCGTCAAATATACCAACGGGCGTTAGTTCTTCCTCACTAAGCATGTTTTGTTCCGCTAACATCAATTTTCTAATATCAATGTTTGTCGATTCTTTAAAGAATGACTGTGCTGTTAACCACGAAAACAAAACTAACCCCATAACTAAATCATCATTATTACCTTCTTCCGCAGCATAACTGTCACGGTTTCTAGTGAAGGTATTCATCTCGGCAATGGTGTCAAAGTCATTGATAATTAACTTATCATTTTCCACCAGTGTCTTTAAGTTAGCACATCCAACTTTTTTTACAGTTTTTGTGGTCTTAATACCAAAACTAGTAGACCTTTTAAATCCACCAGAAATACTTTGACCTTTGATATGATGATGTTCTAACTTGTATATGTTTTCGTATTCTAAATCATAGTGCAGAATATCGACAACTTGTTGACCAATGTTATTGGTCTCAACCAAAGCATACGCTTCATTGTACTTCTTTGCAACTGAGAAAATTACAGTCGGAAAGAACAATAAAGGCAATTTATTATTCCTATATTTAGCCACCTGTTTATAAGGTATTTGACTTGCATCTATAACATTGATTGTTGAATAGTCTAAATCAACACCCTCTGCACAGTCAATCGTGGCAATATACAAATGGTCTTTAATGGGTTCTTCGTATATATCAAGACCTTCAATTGAAGATATTGGGTTATGAAACGCAAGACTTCTTAATTTTGTACCAGATATTAATGTTGCCGATGACCCAATAAACTCAGTTTCAAACTCTTGTCTAAACTGTTCTTCACTAGTATTTCTAATAGTCTCATTCTTCCATTCTTCATCTCGACCTGGAACCATTGACCAATGTACTTCGAGTGGTTTGTAAGTAGACCTGCCTTCTATTGCATCTACCCACATCTTATAGAACATGTTCAGACCATTAGGGGTCGAAACAATAATAACTTTTGTAGTCTTACCAGAAGAGATAACAGGGTAAGTAGAAGTAAAGAAATCTTGTGCCATGTTATGTTGAACGAAAGCAAATTCATCCAAGAAAACTAGGTTGTAAGTACCTCCACGAACACCTGATGCAGAAGTCGCATATGCCCAAATCATCGAACCATTCTCTAGTTCAATATTACCTTTGTTCCAAGTTTTAATACCTTGTTGTAACCACAAAGGTAGATACTCATATGCATATTGAATTCTACCAAGAATCTCTCTCGCTAACGAACCCTTGTTTGCTAAGATTGCAACCTTATAATCAATATTAAACAATACTGACCATAACATATAACCTACAGTTGTGGTTGTTTTACCAACCTGTCGAGGCATCTTAGCAATACAGAATCTATTATTATGAAAAGTTTGTACCATGTCCTCTTGGAATGGCCACATGTCAAATGGGATAAGACCCTTATCCACATTGACAATCTTTACATAATTTTTAATGAAGTAAATTGGGTCTTCAGAACACTTTACAATTTCTGCAACTTGTTCTTCGGTATAGGATATTTCTACCCCTAACCGTTTTAAACTCGCATTACCATTATAACCGCCACCTAAATCTGACATTTTATTTTATAAAACTTCTTAACATCCAACCATGTTTTTGATGTTGGTCTAAAATATCTTGTAAAAAGTTACCTACTGCTGGTTCATTTGCTTGGTCAGCCGCAGCAATACCTGCTCGTAAATGCACCATGTATCTTTCATTATCAGTTTTTAAATCTGCAATCATTGCTAGTGCGGTTGGAATAGAATCTTTTTCTTCAATGTCAGATAGTTCTAACATTCTGCTTAAAGCTACTGGTGCATATGAATCTAAAGCTCGAATATGTTCGGCAATTGGATCAACATTGCCATACACAGCTTGATATAGATTTCCTAAAAAATCATGGTATTGTGCAAAGTCTGGACCCTCAATATTCCAATGGTATGAGTGTGCTTTAAAATACAACCCAAAAGTTGTACCTAAAATTGTTTTCATCTGTTCAATTAATTGTTCCATAGTATTCCTATTTATTGTTCTTTATTGTTCTTTAAAAATTTAACTAATTCTGTTGTAGAACCAACAAAGACTGCCTTATCTACATTTATACTTTTTGCATTGTGTGATTCACCAGACAAGTCTCTTTTTCTTTTTTGCACTTCAAGTAAGTCTTTGTTCAAGTCAGAAAGATTCTTTATCAGACCAGCGGCAACTTCATATGCTCTTGGGTGTTCTGATTCTTTGGCAACATGCAATAGATTATCCATTGCAACATTACCTTTTGTAATTAGTTCTCTGATATTTTGTCTTGCGAATTCGGCATCATCTTCAACAGGAGTTTTTATCTCTACTGGTAAAGTTTCAAATTGTATTGGTTCTACATCCAATACTTCTGATAATTTTGAGTTCAAGTTGTTCATGTTATATTAGGAAATTCTGTAATTGTTTCAGAAAAACCAAACTCATCATCTGGTTCTGCCGTAATAGGATTTGGTGTAGTAACAATCAATACAGACTTCATTGGATTTGTATCCAATGAAACAATACTATAAGATGCGTTACTTTTATCACCAACAATTTTATCACCAACTTTTAAGAAGTCATTTAAATAACCAACAATAACTGAAGCAGTATTGCCTGTTGAATTATTTGAATTACTAAAGTATAATAGTTCTCCAGTAATACCTCTATTTTCAACTCTTATAGTTTCACCGGTAGTTGAAAAATATCCTTCTCCGTTTGCATAGTCAACATATACTTTCTGTGCATCTTTTGTTCTTGTTTCCAAATATAGATTTGTATTTGCTCGTCTAATAACTTCACCAGAAATAACTGGCGGCCAAATATATGCCTTTGCAGTAAATTCTAAATTCCAAATGATAAGGCGAGTTGTCATCATGTCGCCCTCATAATCAGTTTCGCTGGATACTGAATTTAATATAACAGGCATATCATATTTTTTACCCATACCAGGAATAAAATCAATTGTCACATTAAAGTCTGGTGTAAAGAATGGTAAAATTTGTTCTAATATTTGTGTACCATCTTCTGTATTGCGAACATAGATTGACAAAGAGAAAGAAAAATCATATGGTATTGGAACATATTGAGTCTTAATCGATGTTGCAGTTTCAGCTGCAAAATTTCTTACAGTAGATGGTAATTTTCTGGATGAATCATATGTCAATCCAGTCATATCAAAAGATATTCTAGGAACAGATGTTGCAATAGATTTAGTTAATGTTGGATCCGAAGTTAATCTGGTGATATATTTTTCTTTTGCACCATAATTAAGAGGTACTTTAAATTTTTCATATGAAGTTGTGCCTGCCTTGTTGTATCTAACAACATGGATATCATTGAACATTGTACCAAACGCAACAACTACTTTGCGAATGGTACGATTATAAAAGTGGTCATTACCTAGCATTATGGTTCACCAAATGGATTGTTCTCAGAGAAATCAATAATTGCATCTGATTCTGTTTCGATTAATGTATTATCTGTAATATCTTCAAATGCACTATTATCAAATACTGTATCATTAGGCACAGTTGCGGATACAAATCTTGCGTTTGATGTTGCACCAATTGACATTGTATTATTTGCAAAGGTGCCCATCACTCTTATTATATCTAAGTTTCTTGTTGTGCTAGTCCAAGAGTAAACAGTTGCCTTTGCGTTTGCAGTTGCAAGACTACCACCCTGATAAACAATTTCATCTTGTACATATGTTCCTGTACCACCAGATGCCATGGTGATTCTTTCTCTCTTATATGCATCTCTGATTTGACCATCAATCTCATCAATGCCAGTAACAATATATTCTTCGGAGAATACGAATTGTTTCATCTTCAATGCATACACATAAACATTACCACCACGACCTCTACCCAATGTGTAAAACATTGCTTGATTATTTTCGTGTTCTACAAAGGTAATTTCAAAGAAGTTTTGAATTAAAGGTATATAAACTAAATCACCTTCTCTTGGTCTAATTAAATTTGATGCACCAGTTGTATATCTAAATCTTTTACGAGAAACTAATAAATTAACTTCATCTCTAATCTCAAGTCCAAATTTTGAAATAAAATCACCTTCACCATCCATACCAGTAACATTTTCAAGGTACATCTCAATTGGATATGCAACAGTATATCGTTTTAGTGTGTCTTCACCGTACAACATATCAACAGAGTCACCAGAACTCCTTGGCATGTAATACACATCCATGCCATGCATTTGCATAGCTTCTATCACCAAATCTTCTACTAGTAGTTGTTCACTAGTGACTTGGTCATTGGGAAAATTATTAAAATATAGATTTGTTGGCATTGTTTAGCCTGTAAATATCTCACTAGGCAGGCTACCCATCTGATACATATCTTCTTCCATCTTAGCAAGCTCTTCGGTTGCCTCATCGTATACTTCTTTACCATTAAGTGTGACACCACCAGGCAATTGTATTCCGCCAAACTTTTTCATATTGTTGCCCCACTGCTGTTTAATTTTAGCAGTAGCATAAGCTTTTAAAAATCTATCACCCCAAATATCTGAAATGCCAGTCTTTGTCATTGATACTGAAGTTACATTTGCAACTAAATTGTTTGCACTAACTGTCATTTCAGTTGGTGATTTAATTCTTTGCACTTGATATTCTGCACCAGAAGACAATAGAATAATATCATTCTCTAAAAGTTCTTGGTCAAATACTGTGCCTGTTCCAATTAAAGTGTTTGCAGAAGTATTGCCTGTTACTGTGCCAGTTATTGAAATTGTATCTGGTTGCATTTTTCTGTAACACTCAATAACAGCATACTCACCAACTTGTAAATCTCTTGACCAATCAATGTCTAAGAATAATCTATTTTGGTGCCTATTAAATCTAAACTGTGGTGTGCCAGAAAACAATAAGTTCAATGTGCGAATATGTTGCATTGTGATTTCATATGAGACATAAGACACGGATGTAAAGTCATAGAGGTCATGCAATCTTAATTGATATCTCAAGTCAAACATATTAACTGAAGAACCAGATTGGTCAAAAGGAATAACACCAGTTACAAAGGTAACAGCATCAGGGCAATAAATCCATCTTCTATCAATATCAGCTTGAGTGATTTGATGTTTCATAAAAATTTTTTCGGTACCATCATAGTGATAGTCTGCCCAAAATGCCAATGCATCATCGATACGGTCATCTATTTGGTCATCATCCACATTGATTTGGATAACTGGATGACCAAGTTTTCTTAAACAGTAATCTTTAAATTGTTGTCTTGTAGTTGGTTGTGCCATATTTTATCCTAATGCAATTGAAAGTGCCAACACATCACCAAGAGTTGCACCACCACCAGAAGCGGCAGTTGTTTGTCTTGTGCCGTCATCGAAAATAATACCATTAGCAGAAACATTACCCTTAACACCAATGCCACCAGAAACAGTTATTGCACCAGTTGTATTAGATGTTGATACAGTTGTGTTTGTAACATTAATAGAAGTTAATGTTGGTGCAGTATTAAGAACAACTGCACCTGTACCTGTAGAAGTAGTTACTCCAGTACCGCCTCGAGCAACTGTTAATGTACCTGAAGTAATTGCAGCCGTGTCAATTGCAATAGCGGTGTTTGTTATTAATGAAACACGACCATTGGCAGTTAATGTTGTTACTGGAACATGAGATGCATTACCATATACACCAGCAGTTGCTGATATAGTTGTATAGTCCGTGTTGGCAAACGCAGCGTTAGCAAATGATGCAGAGGTTAAACCATCAAGTAAGTCAGCATCAAGGCCAGAACCAGCACCATCAACTGTAAGGAGACCAGATAATATTTGACTGTTTGATACTGCACCAGTAACACCTGCAACTGAAGTTACAGGGAATGAAATGGCAGTATTAGTGATTGAACTGACACGACCATTTGATGTAAGTGTCACAACAGGAAGATAAGTTGTATTACCATAAACACCTGCGGTTGCAGATATTGTTGTAAAATCTGTATTCGCAACACCGGCAGTTCCGTTCGCTAATGAGAATACGGAATCTAATCTTCCAGCATCAGCAATATCATAATATGTTGAACCATCATTAGTGAATTGCCACTTATCAGTTGTTTCATTCCATTGCAATAATACATTCGCAGAAGAACCACGGTCAACTTCAATACCCGCATTTACTGTTGGTGCTGATGCTTGACCAATGGCCGCATTAAGTGTAATGATGTTATCAGCAATTAATGCAGTTGTTGTATTTGCATATACTGTTTGACCAACGATAGTTAAGTTACCCGTAACAGTAACATCGCCTGTGATTGAACCACCAGAACTTGCAAATCTTGTATTTGCAAAAGAAGCATTAGCAAATGCTGTGTGGGGGAAACCATCTAGTAAATCTGCATCAAGACCAGAACCAGCACCATCAACTGCTAGAATTGAGTTTAGTAGTTGTGTGTTTGAAACTGCACCTGTTTGACCACCAACTGAGGTAACAGGGAATGAAATGGCAGTATTTGTTACTGCGGTTACACGACCATAAGCATCTGTAGTGATGACTGGAACATGAGTTGCGTTGGCATAAGTGCCAGCAGTTCCTTTAGTTGGTAGTCTCGCATCAGCTAATGTGCCAGATGTGATTGCAGCCGTGTCGATTGCAATAGCGGTATTCGTTACGGCAGATACACGACCATAAGCATCAGTTGTAATAACAGGAACATGAGATGCATTAGCGTAAGTGCCGGCAGTACCTGTGTTTGCTAATGTTGCAAGAGAAGTACCATTATATGCAACGATACCATTTGTGAATGTTGTTTGATTTGTACCACCACGAGCGATAGTCAATGTACCTGTAGTACCACCAACGATTGGTAGACCAGTTGCACTTGTTAATGTTGCAAAAGACGGTGTGCCAAGGTTTGGTGTTGTAAGAACAGGGCTTGTATTAAGAACAACATTACCAGAGCCCGTAATAGCAGAAAATTCGTTATACTCTGGATCCCAATCTGCGGCTGTTGTTAATGCGGTACCAATACATCTACATTGAACAGTAACACCAGGAATTATAGTTACAACTAAATTTCCACCAGATGAATTAACAGTTAAATTACCAGTTGACGCATTTTCAATCTCATAGGCAACACCGGCTACTAGTGTGCTAGTAACAGGAAGAACAACTGTTTGTGTAGTAGAACCTGTGAATCTTTGATAATGATTACTTGCCGAAGTTAATGTGGTTGTACCAGCTGCCGTAGCAGTATTGGAATAACCCATTTTAATGTTATCAATAACTGGAAAAGTAAGAGTTTTATTTGTTAGTGTACTGGTTGAAGATACAGTTGGAACAACTACACCTTCAACAGCAAGAACACCCGCAGATGAACGAGATAAAGTAGTATCAGAGGCATGACCTAATTCAACACTACCAACACCAAGTGCTGTAGAAGTAGAAGCAGTAATACCACTAACTGGAAGACCAGTTGCATTTGTTAGTGTTGCAAATGAAGGTACGCCAATGTTTGGTGTTGTAAGAACAGGACTTGTATTAAGAACAACAGAACCAGTGCCAGTAGAAGTAGTTACACCGGTACCACCTTGTGCAACAGCTAATGTACCAGAAGTAATTGCAGCCGCAGAAATTACGATAGCAGTATTTGTGATTGAACTAACTCTGCCATTAGCTGTTAGTGTTGTTACTGTAACATGAGATGCATTACCATAAGTTCCTGCT